AAAATTAATATAAGTAATATATAAAACCTTTAAATCAAAATATTTTTATAATATGGTTCTAAAATTTGTTCCATTAATGATAATGGATTAATTTTATCATTATTTAAAATAACTGTTAATAATTGTTCAGAAAATCCCGAAATTATCGATGTATTTTCATAAGTTGTATCTATTGGATAATTATTATATTTACCACTTAAATTCCAATAAATTAATTCAGGTATTTCTAAATTATTATTTTTAAATTTATTAATAAATATATTATGTATATTTCTATCTTCATTTACTACATCAAATTGCATATCTGTTAAACATATAATTTTTTTATATGAAAATGATATATCTGATAATGATGTTTCAATTATTAAATCAGCAACTTTTAAAAAATCAGTATTTAAACCAAATGGTGTGCTTAAAATTGATTTAATTCTATCTCTTAATGTTTCACCTTTAACATCAATAAAATGTGGTCTTTGTGAAAATGTCATAACTTTATTATGCAAATATCCAGAATTTAATTCAGATATTAATAATCCCAATGCAACTGATACATATATTGGTTTAACTTGGGATGAACTATCAAACATAGATCCAGATACATCAACAATTGGAATAATACCATTAAAATTATCTGTATTTTTATATAAATCAACAAATGCATGCCATTCTAATTCTAATGTTTCATCAATTTCTGTTAATCTTGAATCATAATATTTTTTAATAATCTCATGAGGTAATAATCCAGATATTTTTAATTTAGTTTTATTATTAAATACATCATTTAAAAATGATTGATAATTATCATTATCATTTCTAATAAAACATTTTTTATATATACTTAAAGCTTTTGCTGGAACTTTTGAATATTCAATTTTATCCCAATCTTTATTACATAATTTAGTTTCTATAATATCTAATTTTCTGCGAAGTGGAGTAATATATTCTTTTCTATATCTTTCCTGATAATTTTTAATATCATCAAATAAATATCGTGCAATTTTTATTACTTGTTTATTATTAGGACTAATTATCCATTTAGCACATAAAGAAATATTTTCATCATTATCTAATAATTCTTTATCTTTTTTAAGTTGTTCAGCAAATAATTTATATTCATAATTATGATTTTTTGATTTTTTAATAATATAATTTAAATCATTCCAACAACCATATTCATTTATATAAATATTTATATGGTTTTTATAAATATCATTATGAAATATTTTTAACCATAATAAACAAAAATTGCTAATTTCTTTTTCTTTTTTACCTTTTAAACGATCTCTAGAATTAAAAATAATTGCAAGAGTTTTTATTTTAGATAATTCCCACGATTTATCTAAATAATTTATTAAGTCATTTTTATTTATTCCCCTAACTAATTGTGTAAATAAATCTAAATTTGCATTATTACTTGAGTTTAATAATTCATTCATTTAATAATAATAATTAAACTATTTTTTATATAAAGATAAATTATTAATTAATTAATTAGAATACTTCATAAACAAAATTCTAATTAATATTTTATTTGTGAAGTATTCTCATTAATTATGCTAACAGCAAAAAAACTTAAATGTAAAGAGCATAATGTTATTATCTTGTTAAAAAGATAAATACAGCAAAGAAAATTAAATTAATGCTATTTATTTGTTTTTATTTAATAAAATAATGTAAGTAATTATACTAACAGCAAAAAATAATTATAAAGATTTAAAAAAGTATAATGTTAATTATTTTATTTTTATTATTTTATCTATATTAATCATAGGTAAAATAGGACAACATTCCCATAAATGATTTTTGAATAATGTTTGAATTTTATATTCTGATGGATATAAATATTTTATACCAAATGATGTATCAGTCATATATTTTTGCATTGATTTTTCAATTAAATCAATACTATGAATAGGTAATATTAATAATAATTGTAATTTTGGATCTAAAAATTCTCCATATAATTTAATTGATTGTATTTTATTTACTTTTAAATAATTACTAATATCTTTAACAGTTGGTGGATAATTATATGGATAATACCAAGTATAATCTAAATCAAATTTTTTATAATAGTTGTATGTCCAATAAATACCTTTGATATAATTATTACTGGCATTTGATGCACTATCTGAATTAATATTAATATCAAATAATTTTTTATAATAATAATATCTCCATTTTTTTGAATTATTATACATATCAATTAAAACAGGATCTTTATTTTTAATTCCATATTCCTGACTTTTTAATGTAAAATCTCTCGGTTTTTTTTCTATTTCTTTATTGATTAAATCAATAATTTCTGTATCTTCATTTTCTGAAATTAAATTAAATATTTCACTTAATGTTTTCTGATTTATTTCATTATTTTCAACCAATGGTCCATTTGCTCTAATTGCTATTTCTGTAATATTAATTAATTTATCTAAACCTCCCGATTTAATATTTAAATTTAATATATGAGGTATAAAATCATTTCCTAAAATTGAACACATTACACAATAACTTTCAATCAAATCTTTTATATTTTCAATACACCATTTAGTTTCTAATTCAGTAATTATTGCTAATTTTAAATTATCAATATTAACATAAGTTGTTTGATCTTTATTCTCTCTCATTAAATATATATTATTTTTTCCTGATATTAATGATAATATTATTAAATCTGCATCTAAACCATTTATTATTATTGTTTTATCATTATTGTCATCATAATTATTTATTAATTTAAATATTTTATGTTCTCCCTCTCCAGCTTCATTACTACCACTAAATATATATTTATCTTTATTATTTTCAATAATATAATCATTTAATTTATTCATAAATTTAGTTCCAGGTGATATTGCATTTGTATCCCAAGTTGAAACAATCTTATCAATTTTATTTTTATAGAAAGTTAAATATCGTCTTTTTCTTTGTTGAATAATCTTAGCAAATGGTGCAACACCATCTATACAAATTAATAATTTATCTGGTTTATATAAATCATTATAAGAATTTATTTTATTCCATAAATTTATTATTAGTTTTTCTTCATTTGTTTCATTTGCTGCTTCTGGATGAATTATTCCATTAAAATCAATTGCATATATATTAATCTTTTTTGGCAATTCTCTTACAATAATATTTGAATATTTTTTTGTAAGATAATAAAAATAATAAGGTATTCCCATTTTTATAATTATTTATATTAATTTATTTTTATATTAAATCATTTTTTTATTCTTTCTTTTCTTATAGAATAAGAAAAAATAATGGGTTTTTATGATGCTTTCTTTGGTTCCGAACAATCACAATATACTGCTTATGCAATTGTTGCTGCTATTATTGCTATATGTATTACCGTTTTATTAACAGCAACTGACATACCTATGAACAACCGTTTATTAATAGTATTCTTTGTTATAATATCATTAATTCCATCTGTATTTTTAACATTATTTGAATTAACTTGTATTGTAACTGGTGGCACAGAACCAAATAAATGGTGGTGTTATGCTTTCGCCTGGATATTAGCTGCCTTTATAATAATATATTGCATATTTATAGTTATTATATCGTTAATTTCATTATTTACTTATAATAACGCAATTGATAATCTTAAAGAAACAGAAAATAATTCACGTTTATCCCCAGAAGTTTCAAATAATTATGCAAAACAAATAATTGCAAATGATGATAAACATTCACAACATATTGAAAAATTTTATAATGATACAAATGATGATATGATGTTAAAACTTAGTATGAACGAATTAAAAAAAGAACCATCTACCGAATTTAATCCCGAAATGGCAATGCCTTCTGTTGCAAATAAAATAGAACCAGAAACATCTGAAAATAATAATCCTCAAGTTTCACCATTTGCTAATAAAAAACAAATAGCTAATTTTGAAAATTCAGTATCAGCAGTAAAAGCTAAATTTTCAAATTATTCAGAACTTTCTCCAACAACAGAAGATATAGGAAATGCTGAATTTTTCCCATATGATAAATTTATTGCTAATTAATTATTTAAGAAAATATTAATAATTATTAATTAATGGAAATTAGCTAATATATGAAAATATTATCAAATGATAGATTTAATTTTAAACCACATTTATGTAGAAATTGTGGTTTAACTGGTCATATTTATAAAAATTGTCCTCATCCAATAATGAGTTTTGGTATTATATGTTATAAAATTGAAGAAAATGAAACAAAATTTTTAATGATACAGCGCAAAGATAGTTTATCATTTATGGAATTTATAAGAGGTAAATATGATTTAATTAATTTAGATTATATTAAACAATTATTACTAAATATGACTATTAATGAAAGAAATATGATTATTACAAATACATTTGATGAAATATGGAATTATTTATGGTATCAAAATGATAATTCTAATAATAAAAATAATAAAGAATTTTATGATTCAAAATTAAAATTTAATACATTAAATGACACTAATTTTCTTAAAAATTATATTTTATCAATTAAATCAATATTTAATGAACAAGAATGGGGTTTTCCAAAAGGTCGCAGAAAAATAAAAGAAAGTGATTTAGACTGTGCTGTTCGCGAATTTTATGAAGAAACAAGAATTATTAATAATGATATTGAAGTTATTAATGATATCTTACCTTTTGAAGAAATATTTTTTGGAACAAATGGTATTATGTATAAACACGTTTATTTTGTTGCTAAATTAAAAAACAGTTCAATTAATATTAAAATTGATAATAATTGTTTAGAACAAGTAAGAGAAATTAGAGCTATTAAATGGTATTCATTTAATGAAGTTATATCTCATATAAAATGTTATAATACAGAAAGAATATCTTTATTTAAATATGCAAGTAATAAAATAAAAGATTTCGAAAAAAAAAAATAATTATTTTTCTTTTCATTTCATCAATTAGAAATGCCATTAAAAAAAATTAAATCATCATCAGATTTATCTTTAATTAAATCATTGAAAATTAATAAAAAAAAATCATTAACTCAAATTTGCCAAGAATGGTATCAAAATAAATTAAATAATCCATTAAATCCAATAAATCCAATAACTGAATATACAGTTAAACAAAATGGTCCTAAATATCGAGAATTAGAAAAAATGTGCAAAAATGTTAAAATTATTATTAATGATAATGATATTCCAGTTATAAATAAAAAAACTGTTTTAGGACAACCATTAACTGCTGAATTATGTGAAAAATGGATGAAAGATAAATTTAAAAATCCTATAAGCAATTATACAATAAGAACAACTGCTGCTATATATAAAGAATTAGCATCAGAATGTCCTCATATTTTAGCTAATGCTAAAAAACCTATAATTGATAAAAAACCTGAAATTAAAAAACCTGAAATTAAAAAACCTGAAATTAAAAAACCTGAAATTAAAAAACCTGAAATTAAATATGATAATGATAGATTTAATGAAGATACTGTTTATTATCCTAGCATAGAAGATCCTGAATTTGCTAATAAACTAATGTCATTAAAAGAAATTAATGTTCATTCTATAAATAAATATGATGATATAAATTCTATTAATGATTTTGAAAAAAAAGCAAATGAATTATGTAAAGGTTTTGATAAAAGTTTTTTTCAATATTTGATGGGTCATTATCTTTCTTATCGTATGCCCTATAAAAGTATATTAATTTATTATTCTGTTGGTGTAGGTAAAACTTGTACAGCTATAACTATTGCAGAAAATTTCTTAATATCTCATAATACTTATGAAGAACCTAAAATATGGGTAATTATGCCTCAAGCGGTTGAAGATGGATTTAAACAACAAATATTTAAAAGAAGTGATTATAAAACAATAGCTAATCAATGCACTGGAGATCTATATGTTAAATTAGCTCAAATAACTGAAAATATGAGTGATATTGAAGTTGATAGAAGAATTAAAAAATTAATTAAATCAAGATATCATATTTTTACTTATGAAGGTTTCGCATCTTTTTATGAAAATAATTATAAATCAAAAGGTATTGTTGCATCTGATAAAATAATTATTGTTGATGAAGCTCATAATATTCGTCAAGGTAATAGTGAAGAAATTAAAAGAGTTTATAGCACACTGACTGATATAGCAAAAACAGGCATTAATAATAAATTAATATTATTATCAGCAACGCCTATGTATAATGAACCTTCTGATATTTTTGATTTATTAGAATTATTATTATTAAATGATAAAAGAACTGATTTTAAAATACCTAAAAATATTTTTGATGAAAATAATGAATTATATGAAGATGCAAAAAAATTTTTAATTTCTGTTTCTTCTATTTATATTTCTTATTTACGTGGCAAAAATCCTTTCAATTTTGCATTTAAATTATCGCCAAAATTAAGTAATATTCCTATTTTAGATAAAATAATACCTTTAACTGAAAATGGTAATCCTATTGAAAATATTGATAATAATTGGATTAATAAAGTATCAGATGGAATAGTTATATCAAAATTAGGAACAAAACAATTAAAATATTTAAATGATAAAAAACTTGTAGATGCAAATATACAAAATAACTTTAAAGGTTTGCAACCTATGAATATTGTTTATCATAATAATATTGGAAGTAAAGGATTTTATACTATTTTTAGAAGAAATGATGATATAAATACAGATACATATACAATTTCTTATAATCCTAATTATAAAAATGCATTAATGCCCGATGATAAACATTTAGGATTATATTCAGGTAAAATTTTAAATATCTTAAATATTATTGCCAATACAAAAGGTATTACTATTATATATTCAAAATATCTTCATTCAGGTATTATACCCGTTGCTATTGCATTAGAACATTTTGGATATTCTAGATATGGAACTGATAATATCTTAGAAAATGCTACAATCGCTGAAAATGCACCTAAATATCAGGGAATTAAAAATCCAAGTTATTGTATTTTAACAAGTGATAATAATAATAAAATTATGGGTGGAACATCTATAAGTAAATTAATTAATATTATTAATAATCCTAATAATATTAATGGTGAGCAAATTAAAGTTATCTTAATGTCTCCTGTTGCAGGTGAAGGTTTAAATATTTTTAATGTTAGAGAAATACATTTACTTGAAGCTTGGTATCATTTTAATAGAATTGATCAAATTATAGGACGCGGAATTCGTAATTGTAGTCATAAAAATTTACCTATAAAATATAGAAATGTAACTGTATTTATGCATTGTGCCATTGGAAATTATGAAAAAGAAACAGCAGATGTTCACGCATATAGAATATCATCAAGAAAATTATATCAATCTTTTATAGTTGATGATATAATAAGAAGTAATTCAATTGATTGTCGATTATTTAAAAATATTAATTATTTTCCAAAATCTATGTTTAAATTAGGTAATATTAATATTTCTACTTCTCAAAATATTAATATTGATTATGAATTAGGCGATGACCCTATTTATGAACCTAAATGCAATATTAAACCTTATAATATTGATGATAGAGGATTTAGACAAGATACATATAAACATCTTTCTTTAAATACACAAATGAAACTTAAAAATATATTATTGGATTTTATTCATAATGATAATTTTTTCATTAATTATATTAATATAAATAATTTTTTTCCAAATATTGATAATGATATTCTAATGTATGCTATAAGTTTAAGCATTTATCCTAATATTATTATTGATGGTTATATTATCATACCTCACGAAGATGGATTACATATTGTTAAAGTTATTAATGATATACCACTAAAAATTGCATTAGTTAAAAATGATAATTCTGAAATTATATTTTCAGATACTGATATTAAACTTTATAATGATTTTGAAAAAATAATGGAACAACCTCTTAATAAAGCAATTATATCATTATATTCATCATTAGATAATATAAGTTTTGATTTTATTATAAAAAAAATATTATCATCATCAAATAAATTATCCGAAATTGATAATTTTATTGCTAATTGTTTATATCGCGAAGGAGTATTAATTGCAAATAAAGAAATTCCTCAAATTGGATTAAATGATAAATATATAGGTTTTATTAATATTTTTAATGATGATTTTGAACCCTTATTATTTAATAATGGTAATTATAAAGCTTTAACACCTAAACAATTAGATACATTAAAATTAAATAGAAAACATATCATAATACCTGATATGAAAAAAGAAAAACTTCATTGGGGATTGTTTATTCCTATTTTTACTGATAAAGAAAAGAAAAATAAAAGAAATACATTTAAACTTTTTACACCAGGCGAAGCACATGGTAAAAAAACAGGGATTGTTTGTACATCATTACATAAACCACAACATAGAAAGATTATTAATGATTTAAATATGGTTGATGGTAAATTTACAAAAGAAAATTATTGTTTAAATATTGCAACCGAATTATATAGAATTAATCGTATATCATTAAATCCAGAATGGAAACCTTTAATTACTAATATATAAATTTTGTTGTCTATAAATTGATTTAATTTTATTATTAGGAAAAGGTTCAATCATATTATAATTATAATTAAAAATAATCTTACCTTCACTATCAATTAATTGAATTTTTGGATCTTTATTTTTAGAACTAAAACCAATATTTTTAAGATTATTTATGAAATTCTTAAATTCAATTTCTGAAATTATGCGATTACAATAAAATTCTAATGTTTTATTAATAAAATTAACATCTGATTTTGAATGAAAATTATCTTCATATAAAATAGCAATCTTGCTTATATAATCAATATTATCAGGTTTATTTTCTAAATTATTATATGAAATTCTACTTATTTTTTTATTATTAACTGTTAAATCTTTTTGAGATGTACAATTAATTCTAATTTTATAATATGACATTCATTATTTATTTTTAATAATAAATCTTTAAATATATATTTATTTTTCATTTAAAGATTTATATTATTTTAATAATAAATATGGATAAATCAATTGATTGGGTTAAGTATAATGATAACACTTATTATACTTGGGATGCCACTATTGGTAATTATGGTGGATTTTATCATAAAAATAAAAATAATGAAATAACAACAGAAGAAATTAAATTAGCTAATATTGGAGATATTAGTAAATGTATGCCAACAGTTATTTATTCCCATATTAATAATTGTATTGGTGTAAATAATACAACTATTGATTTAAGTCCTGAAATTCCAAAAGGTTCTAAATATGGATGGGATAGCACTAATTTATCTTGGGTTTATTATATCAATAATGATGTTTATCCAAGTTATTATGCAAAAAAAATGATTGATATAACAAATTTTTAAAAATATTATTATTTCTTTTTTATTTTATTTTTGATATTATTTTTATAATATTCATTCATATTTTCTTTATCATATTCAAATACAATTATTGTATTTAATTTTTCATTTATAATAACTTTTGAAACTTTTCGAATAACTCCAAATTTTTGTAAAATATATCTTAAAATATTCATTATTAAATTGCAAAAATAATTACTCATTTTTTATTATAACTGAACCAAGATAAATTACAAAAAATAGCACCATATTGTACACCAAGTTTTATATTTAAAATTCATATTTATTTATTAAATATAAATATAATGTCTTTATTATTAAAAATATCCATATTAAATTACAAAAATAGCACCACATTGTTCCCCAAGTTTTATATTTATAATAATAATAAAATGATATTGATAATGTTATTAATCCATATATGAATGGTATTTTATTTTCTTTCTTTATTAATGGGTATAAATAAAAAAAACAAATAATTATTAATAATATTCCTGGTAAATCAGCCCAATGCCATATTAAATGTTTATTTTCTCCAACTTCCATATCAAATTTATTATTTTTATAATTATAAATCATACAAATAGTTGCAATTATAATTATAATTAATATTGCAATTATTCGCTCATTACATCTTAAAAATGCGTAATTAATTAATAATACTTGCAACAAAATTATAAATGGTCCAAATATACTTAAATCGTGAATTATTTTTTTATTATGAATATTTTCCCAAGCAAAATATTCATATAATTGCATTAATGATATTGATAATACAATAAATGCATTAATATTAGGATACCTATTAAAACTTATAACAATAAAAAAAGATATTATTGCAAATATAAATGTATTCATAGAAACTTCTGCATTCCAACACATTTTATTTAATATTATAAAATAAAAAATGCCAAAAAATTAATATTTTTTAACATATATAAAAATCAACTCTCTACATATCGATGTTGTTAAATTCTTCCTTTAACTTCATCAATATCTCTTTCCTAAACATCAAATTGATTTTATAATTTGTTCTAGAAACTCTAAAATATTCTTTGCGTTGTTCTGAATCAATATATAAGAAAACGTTTGTGCTTAGATCTTCTTTAATCTTAACACGCTTTTTTTCTGTATCTTTACCATTACGCAACTTCATTTTTAAAGCCTAAATTTAATATTAAAAATAATCTCATTTTTATTTATAATTTAATAAAAATAATACAAAAATAATTTTATTGATATAGTGTTCGTAATCTTTTTCTTAAATTATTTATTTCTTTTATATCATCTATATCTAAATTTGTTTTAATACTACTATCAATTTAAATATTAAATTTTAATTCTTCATATATCATTATTTTCTCTACTAAATACTTTAAAGCCAAGTTTATAATATATATAATGTGTTGTCATTGCACAATCACTATCATCATCTAATTATATTTTAGTTAAATTATATCCAGATGCTTATAATTTAATTATATTATATAATAATAATCCATAACCATATCCTGTATTTCGTTCATTTATATCATTTAACATTAATATATTAGCAGTATTATTATTATAAGCATAATCTATACTTCCAAAATCTTTATAAGATCCATCTGATTGTATTCTTTGTATAGTTATAGAATATATTATTGATTGTTTTTGAAGATATATTTATCTATAATTTAATATTAATCATATATAAAAAAATGAAATCTATTTTATAATTATATATATAAATATGGATAAACTAATGAATATTTTGCCTGATAATCATATTTCAAATGAAACTTTATGGATTTATAAAGATAATATTGAAATATTTAATAAATATAATCAGCAAATAATTCATACCATTAAAAAAGAAGAACCTAAACCAGAAACTAAACAAGAACCTAAACCAGAACCTAAACAAGAACCTAAACCAGAAACTAAACAAGAACTTAAACAAGAACCTAAACCAGAAACTAAACAAGAACTTAAACAAGAAACTAAACAAGAACTTAAACAAGAACCTAAACCAGAACCTAAACAAGAACCTAAACCAGAAACTAAACAAGAACCTAAACCAGAAACTAAACAAGAACCTAAACCAACAAAACAAAAAAATGAAAGTCCTGTTGATTTGATTCTTAGATTAACATTAGTTAATAAAATTATGAAACCGGATATTAAAGATAAATTAATCGAATTTATATCATTACCTGAATTTTCAAAAGTGTTTGGTATGAAAAAAACAAGTGAAATTATGACTGCTATATCAAAAGAAAGTTGGAACCAATCTATATCATTATTTATATCTTTCTTATTAAATAAAAATATTATCTATAAAGATAAATCTTATATTTATAATAAAGAAAAAGTAATATCACAACAAACTATTATTATCTCATAAATTATTTACTGCTGATTCTTCAGATTAAAGTTATTTATTTAAGTTTTTTATATTTTATTTGTTTTTTAGAACCACCTGCAAAACCAATACCTCCTTCGACATTTGATATTGCGTTATCAATTTTATTATATAATATTCGTCCAATATCTTCATCACTTGCTGCACCAGGTGCTATTGTATAATCTGGTAAATCAATCAAAAAGAAACATGTATGAGATTGTGGTAAATGTGTTGGAGATAATCCCAAATTTATTTGAATTTTATATTCCTCATTTGCTTTATAAAACGATGAACCTGACCAAAATTTAAGTAATTTATCAATGAATTTAAAGAATGTTTCTTTTTCATTTGGATTTGGATTAGTTAAAATATGTTTGATAAATAATTCCGTTAATTTCTCATTTTTTGTTTTTATATCACCTGATAACATTCTAATTTTTCTACCCATTGTATTTCCAAAATTTCTTATTAACCTATTAACTATTTCATCAGTCATTGTAGGAGTAACTAAATAAGAATTTATAGAATTTATTGGTAATTTATTAAAATAAGTTTTAATAATATCAGGTATTCCTTTACTTAAACGTTTATGCATTTTTTCTGATTTTTTTATTAATGTTGTCATATCAGCTTCATTAGTACCTTGTGGTATATCAATATCTTTTCTTAATATTGTTTTAGTCATCATAAACTTAGAAATTAATATTAAATATTCTTCAATATTTTCTTTATCTAAATCTTTATCTTGAGGTAATAATTGATAATAATCATTAAATCCGATACATGTATATTCTATATTATCTGGTGCAGCCATTAAATTTAATATAGATGTTGCAAATTCTGGGAAATCATTTAACATAAAATAAACATAATCATAATCATCCATATGATCTCTTGAAATATAATTAAAATTTGCTAATATATATGATGATAAATTATGTTCAATTCCACAATCATTAACTAATATAAATGATAATAATAAACCTAAAAATTTATAAAATCTTTTTATGTATAATGGATCAGTTAAAACATCAAATCCACATTTACTTTTAACAATATAATGAAATTCTTCGTCTGGTACATAAAATGGATTTAAATAATATTTCTTTGTTCCCTCTCTTGTTATAAATATTTTCTTTTCAAATAATTCTGCAGTTAGTGCAGTTATAAAATCTCGTCTTAATCCTCCTGCATCAATTCCCGCTTGTCTTATTTTTCTATATTTCTGATGTAATGGAGTTGTAGGGTCATCATTAATTTTCTCTAATGTATAATTGACAACATAATATTTTCCTAAATCATTAAATTTTATATCAGAATAATACATATATCTTGCAAATAATGATGCAATTGAATGTCCAACATAATTTTCAATTGAATCTACTCGTGTCGTTGGTTCATCATTATTAAATTGTTGATTAAATTTTAATTTAAAGTCATTAAATATTAATTGTTTATGAGCATTTACTTTAAAATCTTTACTATATAAAATATATTTATCTTTTAATTTATTTAATAATGATTCAGATGTATTTTTATACATATTATCAGCAGTATCTAAAAATGTTCTTGTATATGTAGCTTCAGCTCTTGGATTAACATCAAACATATCATCCATATTTGCTACACTAGCTACTATAGGTGCCCTACCAACAGGTATTGCTGTTCTAGTAGGTCTTGTTGCAACTGTTCTTGTAGATCTTGTAGCTATTCTAGCAGCTCTAGCTGCTGCTCTGGCATCTCTTTGTGCTTGTATTGCTTGCTCTCTTGCTAATCTTGCAGCTTCTCTAGCTTGTTGTCTTGCTTGTTGTCGTTGTTGTTCTGCATCTCGCGCTAGTTGTCTCGCAATACGTCTATTTCTTTCTCTATAAGTACTTAATATAACTGATATATTAGCAGATGTAATTCGCGATCTTCTTTGTCCTGCTAAAATAGTTTGAATAGCAATAGGTTCTGATACTAATTCAAATGTTAAAGGATGTAATTGTCGAGGTACAGGTCGATTTATATTATATACAATAATATTTGGAGGTAATGTTTGCTGAGTATTATAATCATTAATAATACGTTCTAATGAACGTCCACCTCCAAAAACTAATAATGATGTATTAATTTCATTATATAAAGTATTTTGTATTGTTAATAATACTCTAAATTCATCAAAATCATTTGATAAAGTACTTATAATATAAGTAAAATTTGTAATTGCATCATACATATTAAATATAATAGTTCCATATTCTCTTTGTTTTACAGTTATTTCTTGATCCTGAATATTATATAATTTAATTATTAATAATAAAAATATTTTACATAAAGTTATAGCAGCTTGTAATATAATTAATGTATGTTTTCTTATTTCATCAAATGCTTTATCATCAAAATGTTTTGCTATTATAGTAGTTGTTATAGAATATAATTTAGCACGTCTATCAGTTAATTTAGCAATAGTTTCATTAATAGCACTTATAAGTATATTTTGAGATGGATTAATATCATCTCGAACATTACTTAAATGTATTATTAAATTAGTAATAGTTAATTTTTCATTATTTATAGATGTTGTTAATTCACTTATTAATGTTCTTTTAATTTCTTGTTTATTATTAACTAATACATATTGTAAGTTTATTTGTTCAAGAAAATTTACAATTTGACAATAATAATCAATATCATATCTATATGGTAATGTACTAATATCAGAATTACTAGGTATATTATCAATTATATTTTGACATATTTGATTTAATTTATCAATTGTTGGTATACCATATGCTAATTCTAATTTTCTATAATAATAATTTTCAGTTATGCTATTTCTAGTAAAATATAACATCTGATCAACATTTAAATATGCATATATATCTTGACTAATATTATATAAAGAACTTACATTAACATCCATTATTTGTCTGGCTTCAATAATTTGTCTTCGTCTTGCATCTATTCTTGATGATCTTGCACGACCTGTACCTAATACTGGTGGTGGAATATTATTAGCTGCATTTCTTATTCTCTGAATTTCTTCTTCTAAGTTTTCAGTTATTCTTGTTGTTTGAGCAGCAGCTATAGAAGCACGTGTTGAATCAGTAAAATTTGCAACAACATCATTCGGACCTCTTCTTGGAAATGAAGCTGCAATTCTTGCTTCTCTTGCTCTTAATAACCTTAATCTTTCATTTTCTGCATTTACAGCTCGATTTCGTGCATCACTTTCTGCTGTTGCTGCTCTTAATGCAGCAGTTTGAGATCTAGTAACAGGAGGCATAGCTTAATTTATCTCTATTTATAAGAACTTAAAAAAATAAAAATTATATAATATATTCGTCATGAGTTAAATAACTTTCAATATTTGCAGTTAATTGTTGTTTTTGAAATTTTTTTTTTAATAAATAAAATTTCATACTTGATGAAATCTTTTGTTTATTTATAATAATTTTATTATTATCCAAATTTAAATTTTCTGTTATATTTTCATCTTGTTTATCTTTGCTATTAATACTATCATTTAACATATTACATATAACTTCATATTTATTAATTTCATTATGCGATTTAATACAAAAATTAATATAATTATCTATTTTAATAATAGTATCCATTCCTAACCAACTCAAATTAATAAAAATTCCATTATTATTTTTACTATAATTATTATTATTTTTATAAATAATTTTAAAAATTTCTTCTATTTCATTTTGACTTAAATTTGATATTCTTGATTTAATATTCTTACATATTTCTTGTCTATCAAGATTTTCCATAAATATAAAAAAATGATTATATCTTTATATAAAGATTTCTTTTATATCAATTATTGACAATATGAATGAAACTGAAGATGATATTTGGACAATCATGGATGATTTAAAAGAAGAAGAATATGTTAAAGAAAATGGAGAAAGAGAAACAGGAATTATTTGCTCTTGTGGTTGCTGTGAATTTATAATTGAAGATGCAATGCAAATATGTACTAAATGTAGTTCAATATGTAGTAAAGTTATTGATAATACTGCAGAATGGCGTTATTATGGTAATGATAGTAAAAGTGATGATCCTTCTCGATGTGGATTGCCTACTAATACATTATTACCAAAATCATCATTAGGTTCTATGATTGGAGGTAATAAATATGGTAATAATTATGATATTAGAAGAATTAGAAAATTTATTGCGTGGAATTCTATGCCATATAATGAAAGAACTTTATGGTTAGTATTTGATATTTTAACAAGTAATTCTTTAAATAATGGAATACCACAAAAAGTTGTTGATGATGCAAAAGTTTTATATAAAAATGCATCTGAAAAGAAGATATCAAGAGGAGATAATAAAGAAGGTTTAATTGCATCGTGTATTTATCATTCGTGTTTATTAAATAATATCCCGAGAAGTTCAAAAGAAATTGCTAAAATGTTTGATATTAATCCTGTAATTTTAAATAAAGGAAATACAAGATTTCAAACATTATTACAAATTAATGTTATTAGTTCATCTCCAATTGATTTTATATCAAGATATTGTTGTCAATTAAATATGAAATTAACTGATATTGATAATTGTAAAAAACTTATTACATTTTTGGAAGAAAATGAAATTATGAGTGATAATTCACCTACTTCTAGTTGTGCAGCAATTCTTTATTATTATTCTGAAAAAAATAGTTTAGGTTATACTAAAAAACAATTTGCTGATATTTGTAATGTTAGTGAAGTTACTGTTATTAAAGGATTTAAGACTATTTCAAAATACGATAAATTCATTAATAAAAATTTTCAATAAGTATTAAAGAAGATATAATTAAATATATATAAATATGTATAATAAAGAATTATTTGATTTTATATGTAATGGAAATATTGAAAAAAGTTTATATAATACTTGTATTTTTTTAATCGAAAATTCGAGAATTGAAATTTTAGAAGATACTCTTATTTATACTTGTTCTTATATTGGAACTTTTATTACTATTTATAATATTTCTAAATTTAATAATATTATTGAATCAACTATTTCTATTATTAATAGTGATAATATAGATGTTGTTAAATATTTAATTTTAATTACTAAAATGTGTATTTTATGTGATATTCATATTAAAAATCCTACAACTAAAACTGGAACAATACCAATACCACAATTAAGACAAAAAGTTTATAATGTTTTTGATAATAATATTAATTTAAATACTGCTGGTTTATCTAAATTTGAAATAATTATACCACCTAGAGATAGTGAAATATATACATTAACTTTAAAAATAATTACATCTTTTATTCAATTATTAAAAATTCTTGAAAATGTTAATTGTGATAATACTGATGAAATTTATTCTATTTCTATTTTATTTCGTGACTCATTTGATTATATTATTAGAAAGAAATATATTATACAAACAAAATTTTGTTTAAATGAACATGATCCAATTTATTTTTTATGGGGTTTTATTCATTGTTTGTTTTTTGAACCATTTATTTTAAATTATTATAAATTATTTAGTCATAATAATTTAACTAATAATAAAACTTTAAAAAATCAGAGAATTGGATTAATTCATGGTTGTGCAGTTGCAATTATTTATAGTTATAAAAAAGATATATCATCATCTTGGAATAATAGTGAAAAATTAATTTTAAATAAAATTAATGATATTGCAATGAATTTATTTAAACAAATTAAAAAAGAAGTAGTTATTAATAAACCAGATGATAAACCAGATAAAGAAGAAAAAGAAAGAGAAAAATCAAAAATAGATGGATTAAATTATTTATATGATTATATACCTAAAATATCAACTACTAATATTTATGAACCATCAACTGATGTATTTGAAGATGAATATAGAACTATTATTAAATAATTTGAATTATTTTTTAATAATAACTCCTGTTTTATCATTATTTATTTTTATAAAATCATATTTTACATTTATTAATTCTAAATATTCATCTACAGCACGTCTTTGACCATCCCAATGATAATAATCATCAAATATTATAAGTCCTCCAGTTACTACATTATTATATAATTGTTCTAATTCAACTTTGCTTGATTCATACCAATCAGTATCTAATCGTAATATTGCTATTTTATCAGGAATATTTTCTTTAATTTTTAATGTTTCAATTGTATTACCCACAATAAAATGTAATTTTTCCATTGGATATCCAGTTGAATATAAATTATTCTGAACTTTAGTTAATGGTGCATAACACCAATTATTTATATTTGGTGCTATAATTTGTCTTTTCCAATATTCATATGTTTCACTTTGATTCATTTTAAATATTTTTGCATTTTCACATGTATAATCATATTTTGAAGGTTCTACTAAACCAGTAAAAGTATCATATAAATATATATCTCTTATAATAAAATTTTTATTGATTATTGTATTTATCCATTGTTTTTGTTGATGTCCTTCATGTACCCCACATTCTACAAATGCACCTTCAATATTATTATTTAATATTTGATTTGTTATTAATTCTAATTCATCCATTATATATATATATAATAAATCTATAATATTACTTTATATATTATTTCATTATCCTCCTCTAAGTCTTAATACTAAATGTAATGTTGCTTCTTTTTGTATATTATAATCTGCTAATGTTCTAGCATCTTCTAATTGTTTGCCAGCAAATATTAATCTCTGTTGATCTGGTGGTATACCCTCTTTATCCTGAATTTTACTTTTTATCATATCTATAGTATCTGAACTTTCAACTTCAAGTGTTATTGTTTTACCCGTTAAAGTCTTCACAAATATTTGCATTATTTCTATTTATATTTAAAGAGATTAATTTAATTATTTAAAGATATATTAATTATTTATAACTAGTAATATATGTTAGAAAATTTTATAGGAAAAAATTGGAGACTACCCAATAACTGGTTTAATATTATTAATGTTAATGATTATAAAGATAAACCTATTAATTATTTAGAAATTGGTACTTTTTATGGAGCAAATTTATTATATTGTGGAAAAACATATGGATTACATGAAGATAGTAAATTATATTGTATTGATCCATGGGAAGATTATGAAGAATATTGTGAATATAAAAATGAACAACCACAAATTTACGAAAGTTTTATGAAAAATGTTGAAAATTCAGGAATTAAAGATAAAATAATTATTAATAGAGGATATTCACATAAAGAGGTATATAAATTTCAAGATGATTATTTTGATATTATTTATATTGATGGAAATCATGAACCTGAATATGTATTAGAAGATGCTGTTTATAGTTTTAGAAAATTAAAGAAAAACGGAATAATGATTTTTGATGATTATGGATGGGGAGGTCCTGATTTAACTCAAAAAGGTATTAATGCATTTCTATCTGCTTACAGTAAAAGAATATCAATATTAGCTTTACAAGATTCTCAAGTATTTATAAAAAAAATATGATAATTTTTTATTTTTATTTATATAATTCAAATATGAATGAATTATGTGAAATTCTTATTGACAATATCAATTTAAATTATGATATTAGTTTCTATATTAAACAATCTGGTGAAGATATTATTAGTTATAATTGTGAAGACCCATATGATACAATTGATTATATATATAATCAATTAAATGAAAAAATATTCGAATATAATTATGATATTATTATTGATTATTATAATTATAAAATTACATTTTTATATAATGATAGAAAATGCACTATAACTAAAAAAACTTTAAATAATAATTGTTTATATTGGATTTTATATATAGATTTAATATAGAAAAATGATTTAAAGATATCATCAAATAACCCTTAAATAGTTTTATTAAATAAAAAAATGATTTTATGATTATATTAAATATCAATAATGCCTAAAAAACCTATTCAAATTAAATTAAAAAATATTTTAAATCTTTCAAAATGTAATCATAAAAAAGAAATTATTAAACAATCATATGATATTAAAGACGCACATATTTATTGTAAAGTTAATCAATTATCGGGACAAATTTCAGGACCTTTAATTGAATATTACATTAAAAATAAATATAATATGATTAAAAATAATTCATCATTATGTATTGGAGATGTTAAACATAATAATACAAATATTGAAATTAAAATTTCAACGGGTGGTAAAGAAAATAATAAATTTAATTATGTTCAATTAAGAATTAATCATAATTGCGATTATATTCTTACTGCTTATTATATTTCTAAAGAAAATTTAAAAAAATTAGGTGAATTATTTATTTTTAAATTAAATAAATTTAATATGAAAAATATTATTCTCAAATATGGCACTTATGCTCATGGAACTATCCAAAAATTAGGTGGTATCACTAAAAAAAACTTAGATGACCCTAACAATGATAAAGAATATGCTATTCGCCCAAAATATGGCGATAAATGTTGGAATGAATTATTAAAATATAAAATTGATGATATTTAAAGAGATTTCAAAATTATCTTTAAATCTTTTTAGCGTTTAATTATTAGTTTTTTTATAATTTTTTTCATATAAATGAAAACTCTTGTTATTATTCTTGGTGAAACAAGAACTCATGAATTAACTTTTAATAATTTTAAAGAAAATGTTATAAATGTATTAAATGCTGATTTATGTCTTTGTATTGGTGTTAAATATAATTATGATTATTATAATCCATTTTATAAATTAGCTAAATATAAATTTTTATATAATGAAGATGATGATTATTCAGGAGCTTTTGATTATGCTTATAATATAATTATTAATGAAAATAAAATTGAAAATGTAAATGAAAAACATTTACATTGGCGAGAGTTTTTAAAAATCAAAAATCAATTTATGGGAGGGATTAAAGATAAAGATAATGAACATCCTGGTTCAGGAGCTATACAAATATTTTATAGATGGTTTTTATTAAAAAATTTAATTCATCATAACTTAATTGATAAATATGATAGATTTGTTATTACTAGAAGTGATTATATTTATCAATTACCATATCCAAATGTTGAGAAAATGAATAGTAATAATATTTGGATACCTGATTTTGAATATTGGGGCGGTTATACAGATAAAAATGTAATATTATCTAAAACCAATATTATACCTTATTTAAATATTCTAAATATGATGGTATTAAAATCATATGATTATTTTTATAAAATGAAAAATTATAATTATTGGAATATTGAACAATTAATTAAATTTCATTTACATGAAAATAATGTTTTACATCTTGTTAAAGAATTTCCATATATTATGTATGCTTGCAGAAATCATAATGGAACAACTCGCTGGAATGTAGGTATTTATAATGAAAAATTAGGCTATTATTTAAAAAGCGAAGATGAATATAATAAATCAATAGAGTATTTAAACAAATTTAATAGTTCAAATTTAACTATTGATGAATTCTATAAAGATTTATACGATTAATCTAAAAAAGATATTTAAAGAAAACTTTGAAAATCTCTTTAAATATCTTTTTATTATTAAAGAATAATATAATGAATAATGTTGAGTTATTTGAGTTTATATCTGATGTATATAATTCTAAATTAGATATTATAAAATCTAATACAAAAAATAATGAAATTCAACAATTGCATACAATTATTAATGAATTACGTCAAAAAAGAAATGAAGATTTATATAAAGTTATAAATAATCCTGATATTCAAATTAAAAATAATGATAATTCTATATGGAACAAAATTGATAAATATAATGAATATGAAGGAATTTTATCCGCCGTTTTAGATTTATTAAAAACTATTTAAAGAGATTTCAAAATTATCTTTAAATATATATGTTTAAAATTAAAATAGATTGCACTGATATCAAACAATTATATTATAAAAATCCAAATAAATTTAAGAAAAATACTAAATTTGATTTTGATTTTAAAGATATATTTAAAGATATAATTGAAAAATGTTATGTATTAGAAAGAATTATTAATAAATCTAAAACTAATTCTAAATTTACATGTAAATCACTTGAATTTCATATAAATAAAGAATTAGATATTAATGAATTACGTCAATTTATTACAATGTTGCAAAATATAGGTTTTAAATCTACAAGAAATACAAGTGTTCAATTAATAGATATTAGAGACAATAATAATCATAGTTATTATGAAAAAATAAATTATAATAAAAAAGAAAATGATAATGAAAAATTAATTTTATCACCATTTAGAGAATTAAATAAAAGACCATCAAAATATAACCAAATTGAATTATATACAAGAAAAACTATTTAGATCCTTAAAATAATATTAAGATTTTTATGATCATTAGTATCTAAATTAATTTTAAAGTCTTCTTCCTTAAATTCGGCATTATAACGATTATTATTTATATTAGTCATTGTTATATAATTTATATTTCTATATTTAGCATATTCATATAGATTTGATAATATTATTTTTTTAATTAGTTTATATTCATTATAATCTAATATTTTTTCTAAATTATAATTATATAACTTATAATCATTATCTAATAATTTTGGTTCATCTATTATAATTTTATTTAATTGTATTTTATTTTTATTCATATTAAAATTAATATTAAATTTATTTATATTATATATCAATTTATTATCCAATAATTTAAACTTATTATAATAATATTCATCTTTATTATTATGATTATAATCATTGTTTATTGATAGATTATTGATTTTAATATAATTAAATTGCTTATTAACTTCAAAATCAATATTAAAAACTTTTAATTTAGAATTCCAACATTGAATTAAATGATAATTTTTATATCCATAATCAAATTTTATATATTTCAATAGATACATTGAATTCATTTATTTAATTTAATTAAATTTAATTATCATTTTTTAAATGCATTATATAAAAAAAATGATTTATAGATATTTTTAATGTCTTTTTATGCTAAAAAAAGATGGATTTTTATATTAGTATTGCTGTTGGTATCACTCAAGCATTTATTTTTAGTCCAATTGATAAAGCAATTTATAATAGCATTATCAATAACTCAAAGTTATTTAAACGTGAAAATTGGATTAAACCATTCGCCGGTGCATCAAATAGCATCTATACTCGTATTATCACTAGTGGATTATATTTCTATTTGATTGATTATACCAAAGATATGAATGTCTATCAATCAGCCCTTACTGTAAGTGCTGCAACTGCCATTACACTGAACCCATTAAATGTTATTAGATATAAATCTTATTACAATAATATCTCAACCTACAATTCATTGATTTCTATTTATAGAAAATATGGGTTAAAGTTTTGTATGATTGGAATGGAGACACTGATAATGCGTGATTTTATTTTTAATGTTATTTACATTTCAAATAAAAAAGAAAATAATGATTTCATTCATAATTGTGGTGTTATTTGTGCAGCCAGTATTATTTCTTCACCATTTCATTATTATCGAAATATGAAATATCATGAAAATGAAAAATATCTTAATATTACTAAAACATTTTACAATAATTTTAAAACTTCTGAAAAGAAATTATCATATATTATTAGACAATTTGCAATTGGTCATGGAACTGCAAGAACTGTTATTGGTTTATATACTGGTCAAGTTATGTATTCAACACTGAAACAAATGGCTCATTAATGATATTATTTCTTATTATATAACAAAATTAAGTTTTTGTTATTTCAATAAAAATAAAATGATTTAAGATTTATTTCATATATAATTATAAATTATTTTTATTGGAAAAAATGGCTGATACATTAGATGATATTATTAAGATGGTTTATGATAAATGCGAAAATGGCAATTATCCTAACACTCTTATTAGTATCTTAAAACAAAAACATTATTGGCCTGTTATTAAAGTTAAAAAATTTAAAAATAATAATAATTTATGTCTTCTTCATAACTCATATAAACGTGATGATGTTTCTGAATTTCAAGATTTATATGATAAATGTAGAAGTGTTGTTTTAGATTTCTCTAAAAGTATTGGTAATAATGTTGTTATTTCTATTAGTAATAGTATCCCAATTCGTTTAAATATTGCTAATTATACTAATAATATTTATGATGAAAATGATTTTTGTTATAGTGCTCTTGATGGAACTGTTGTAACTGTTTATTATCATAATGGCATTTGGCATTTTGGAAGTTCTAGTTGTCCTGATATTAATTCATCTAAATTTTCTAATAAAGATAAAACCCATGGATATATGTTAGATGAAATTTTATTTGATATGTATAAAAATCATGTGAATATTAGTGATCCTAATATTTCAACTGTTTTACGTAATCTTTTCACATCAAATTTAAGTCCTTTATATTCATATGATTTTGTTATTATTCATTCTGATAATATTCATATTATTGATTATAGTAATATTATGGGTGATAATTATAAACATCTTTTTCATATCAATACAAAAAATAGAATTACTCTTATTGAAGAAAATATTGATAATCAACCATTAGTTTATTTAGGTGTTAAATATCCAATTAAATTTACATCTCCGCAAGAAGCAATTACTTATATTAATAATAATAATTATGGTATTATTGTTAAGAAAAATAATAAACTTTATAAAATCAGTGATGATCGTATTTTACATAAAGAAGAAGTAAATGCATTTAATTATAATAAATGGTATAATATTTTATATATTTATATGCTCCAAAAACCTAATTATAATATTAATGAATTTATTACTGAATTTTATTCAGATAATATAGATATTCCATTAGATACTTATAATACGATTGATTTAATTTTTAATATTATTAAACAAATCATTTATAATTTATATATTTCTACAACAAATTATTATCCTAAATATAATCGTTTTAAAGTTGATTTAAATATGGATAAAACATTAAATCCACTTATTAGATTTCATTTAGCTCAATTAAGACATCAACAAACAACTATTTATAAGAAAAAAATAATTAATGAAAATAATGTTTTTAATTATTTATGTCATTCTAATAATATTAAAAATATTCAAAAATTAATTAATCATTTTGCAACAAATAATTCTTATAATTTAACTCCTGATATTATTACTATTCTAACAACATTATCAAATCTTCTTGAAAATAACCCATCTATTCAAGAAACTAAATAATTTAGAAATAGTATTTGTTTCAAATTCTAATAATGATTTTTTATGATCATCAATTCTCCAACTTTCATATAAATTATATTTATTTTTATATATTTCATTCTTATTATCATTTTCAAAATCTTTTTTTATTTTTTCATAAGTTTCTGAAAATAATTCAGTATCTTCTAATTCTAAATCAAATTCTTTTGCTTTTTTAATTAAGAAATCTAAATTAACTAAAAATTCTGTAATTAATTTTTGTGTATTTTCAATAAATACATCTATTTTCTTATTATAATATTTTTCATCTTTATATTGTTTAATTATTGCCCATACTGGGACACTATAATCTTCAAAATCTTTTCTACCTTCTATTATTCCAGTTTTTGATTCAGATAATGCTTTTTCTACACTTGAACCATCCATAAATGTTGCAAAGAATAATCCATCTTTTTGTAAATTATCACTTACATTTTTTAAAAATTGTTCTAATTTTGTTTCATTCTCAAAGAAATAATGAATTGCAAACATACATGAAATAACATTAAATTTATCTTTTCCTTTTCCAGCTAATGCTCTTTCATATACATCCAAATTTTGTTGTCTCTTAACTGGATTCATAACTATCTTTAATAACTCTCTACTTTCTGGATCTATTGCTGCTTCTCCTGTTTTAATATTTAATGTACAATCCCCAACTGCAAATGCCATATCTAATAATGAAAAATTTTTTCCATATTTATTATTATAAATTAATTGTTTTCTATGTTCTCTCATTAATCTTGAATATGAACCTTTTGATGAATATATATTACTTTTAACCAAATCAATCCCTAATACAAATGTATATCTTGAATATTTCCAATTATTTAAATCTCCAGCTTGACCACACGCTAATTCTAATAAAGTTCCTCTTACTTCTTGATTTCTATTAGGTGGTTTAAATAATTCAGGTCTATTATATAAATGACTTTTAATTAACATATGTAATAAAAGCATTCCATTTGATATCTTATTAAATGGCACATTTCTTTCATAATAAATATCATCAGTTTCTAATACATTATCATTTATTATTATATCATCTGATTTATCACTTTTAACTTCCTCAACATTTCCTATAATCATTGATGCAGATATCATATTATGAATTGTATCCCATGTATCTAATGCTACTTGAACAGAATTTGCAGTTTTATCAAATACTCCTTTATTAAATATACGCGTTTTATCTGTTCTTACTCGAATTGGTATCCATCTTCTTTCTATTAAATCATATCTAAATTCAACAATTGTATTATTATCAATTTTATCATTATTCTCTGCTCTTACGTCACCTTTTGTATTTACTTCTATAAATGCAAATTCACTATCATTTATATAATATTTATTTGGCACAAATAATTTAAATATATCTTTTTCAGTTGTTTCTAAGAAATTAGTTAATTTATCTATATTATTAAGTTTATATCTAATATTTAATACATTCTTAATATTATAATCATTTAACATATTCTTATCAGTTACATATAAACCATATTTACGATATTTTAAACCATCCTTCTTAATATCACCTATAAATTTAATTAAGAAGTCAATCGTATTTTGCTCAGGTGGTTTCCATTTAAAAACACTATTCCACGTCATATCTGTTTTTATTTCAACTGGCATTGTCGGATAATATGAATATACTGCCAATTTAGCTGGTGTAAATATTAAACCATCTATTTCATATGGTAATTTCTTATGATTTGTTAAAATATTCTTATTTTCTTTATATATATCTTTACTATAATTATGAACTTTAACCATAAAATCTATTGTGCTTTTTTTAACATCCAATAATTTATTAAGTTTTAACATTTCATTATATCTACATTTATGTTTATCATCCATCAATGGTAACGATGTTAATTTTTCACCATTTAAGAAATATATATCAAAAGAAGCATATAAATGTCTTTTTACTCCATCTATTCTTTTATTACAATGAACATATTCACCATCTATTAAAGAATTAAATGCTTCTTTCTTTGCCTTTATTCCTGTTCCCTCAACACGTTTTGAACTATCAATCGTAAATACATCACCTTTTCCATTAATATATAATAATAATCTTTCTCCATCTGCCTTTTCAGTTACTGTATATCCCCGTAAAATACTTACAACTCCATAATTATCAGGATTTTCTAGATTAATTTTCTTTAATGCTACTGGTTTTGGTGTTAATAAATAAACAGTTTCATCTGATTTCCGATGTGTAGCAATATTTACTAAATTACGATAATCTTCTAATATTAATGCTTGTTGTTTTTTTGTTAAAACTACTTTTGATAAAAATAAAGCTTGAATTGTCTTAATTATATTTATTAAAATAACATCCATATTTATTATTTTTAATTCAAATTCATAATAAATCTGATTTGTATTATTAATACGCGATTTTTTCATTGTCGCATAATTTGTAATACTATCCTTAATTATTCGCCCAATTACTATTACACCTTCATCAATTTCATATGAAAATTCTTTAATTAATTTAAATCTTTTTAAATTATCATCCCATTTTTCAGGTTCTATTATTGTATCATCTATATTATAAATATTCATATTAATATTAATATCAAATAAATCATTAATTTTTTCTTCAGTTATTAATGTTTTTTTATACCATTTATGTTCTGTTGCTTTATAATTATTACTATTACAATATAATAAAATATTTTTTATTTTATTTATTATTAATGTTATATTATCCACATTTGTTATTTCTAAATATTCATCTTTAATTGTCTCTTTATAACCACTTGATTTAAAAGTATTTACAAAATTATTAAATTCTGTTTCACTCCATGAACCATTATCATTATGAATTTCAATTATAAAATCATCAGTTGTATCCTTAATTAACTTCTTAATATTATCAATTGAAGTAAATATTGGCTCATCCTGAGAAATTTCCATATTTTTAATCTATTTAATATATATAAATAAATCAATTTTTTATATAAATAAAAAACTGAAATATTTATATAAATATAAATTAAATAATGACAACTGAATTATTTATACCGATTAAATTTAGAACAACAATTATATTAACTCCTTCTGAAATAACTAAAGATTTTGAATCAACCATTTTAACTAAACTTAAACTTAATTATGAAAATATATGTTCTAAGTATGGTTATATTAAAAAAGATACTATTAAAATTATTAAAAGATCCGTTGGACAATTAAAAAAAGAACATTTTAATGCTAATATGTATTTTGATATCATTTGTATTGCTGAAATTTGTAATCCTGCACAAGGTTCTATCATTAAATGTAAAGTAAAAGCTAAAAATTCATTAGGTGTGTTAGCAGAAGGTTATTATGATAATATTCCCATTTTACAAATTATTATTCCTAAAATTTCTGCAGGTATTCAATCTGAAATTAATATTGATACTATTGCTATCGATGATGAAATTAAAATCGAAGTTTGTGGTAAGAAATTTTCTTTATTTGATAAACATATATCTATTATTGGTAGAGCTATTAAAAGTAAATCTGAATTTATTAAAACTGCTATACCAGATGCAACTGATGATGATGATAATGAAACTACTGAAAATCCGGATGAAATAGAAGAAATTTATAATGAAAGTGATAAAGAAGAAGAAGATGATGATGATGATGAAGAAATCAAAAAGCCAAAAAAAGGCGGTGTTGATGATGAAGAAACATCTTCCTCTGTTTCTGAAAGTGAATTAGACGAAAATGATATTGATGATATTGATGATATTGACGATGAAATTGAAATAGAAGCAGATGAAGATTATGATTAAATATTTTTTTAATAATCCTCGAAATTTCTTATTAAAATATTTTGAGATTTTTGAAGATTATTTATATCAATTAAAGTATCTTTTTCATATGCTTCTATTATAAATGTTTTTAATTCAATTAAATCACTTAATGATATCTTCTTTTTTTTTGATATCATATCATTAAATTTATCATCAATATTCATTAAAAAACTAGGCATTAGTTATTTTTATTTTTTTTTTAATATTCATTTTTTTTAATATTTACATTTAATATTTATCAAAAAAAAATGATTTTAAACATTTCATTTATATTATTATCTATAATGAAAAGCAATAAAAATCCTTGCTCTAATATTTCTACTGAAAGTTATACTGGTAAAGAACAATCACCAAAAAGATTTGGATTATCTGCAGAAGGATTTGATATTAATTATGAAAAAGAAGGATTTGATAATCAAATATGGTCAGTCCAAATTAGAAATGGTCGTAAAGTTTGGGCTAAAAAAAGTAATATGTCTAAAATTACTCACGAAATACCATTATTATCATCTAATCAAAATACTGATGATATTCAATTAGATAATTTAAATAATGATGCAATTATAAATGATACATTAAAAGATACTTCAACAGAGACTTCTCAAGATATTACAATTGATCAATCAAAAGAAGTTAAAATTGAAAAAAAGAAAACTGACTATAATATCTTTATTAAATATTATCTTGATAAATTAAAATCAGAAAATAAAGATAATACCCCTCATAAAATTTTATTTCAAGCTGCTACACTTGAATGGAACAGATTGAAAAAAAATATTGATGAACTTAAAATTGTAATGGATAGTATTAAAAAATAAATAATCTATTTTTAATATAAATATAAATTAGAATATGCAAGAACATAAAATAACTAAAGAAAATGGCACAGATATTAAATGGACCATTGCAAATAATAGTAATTATTTTTGTTTATTATATAATGATAATAAACAAAAATTTAAATTTACTCCAACAGAAAATTTAAATTGTGAGTTATTTATGATTGGTGGTGGTGGTGCAGGTGGTTATTTTTTTGGTGGTGGTGGTGGTGCAGGCGCTGCTTATATTAATAATAATTATACATTCAAAAAAAATAAAACTTATACTTTTGAAATTGGTACCGGTGGTATGTGTGATATTGCTGATATTAAAGAATTATTTAAATCTGGTTTAACTCTTAATATTTATAATAATACTAATATTAATCTTTTAAATCTTAATTTTACTAATGATGATTATTCTTCATTAGGTATTCAAAATTCAGGTATGATGCAATCTTTTAATGTTAATAATATAACTTTACCATCCTCTATTTTTCATAATAATACTACATATATTTGGGATGGATATATTAAAACTAATTCAACTGGATATTTTAATATTAATATAAATTCTAGAATTAAAACTATAATATGGATTGATAAAGTTGTTTTTAATAATTCTAATGCTCTTATTGAAGGTGATTATATTAATAATGTTAAAAATATTCAATTAGAATCAAATCGATTTTATAATATTAAAATTATTGCTTATAATGATACTAATACTAGTAATAATTTTAATATTACTTTTGAAGGTTGTCAATTCTTTAATTTTGATAAAACTGGTGAAAAATATATTTATGAACCTGCAACTGATACTGTTTTAACTTATCGTAATGATGATAATACTTTCGAAACTATTAGATGTAAAGGTGGTGGAAATGGTGGTTGTGGATATTATAATAAAAATACTAATCTTGATGGAGGTTGTGGTGGTGGTAGTGGCATAAATAAAATTAAAGGCACATCAATTATTGGTGCTATTTATAATGGTTATGATGGAGCTGTTGGTGATTATTGTGGTGGTGGTGGTGGTATTATGTCAACCGGTAGAAATAATATTGGTGGTGATGGAAAAATAATAAATTGGTTTAATGAAACTTTAATATTTGGTGCAGGCGGCAATGCTGCAAATCTTTCTGAAACTAGAAATTTAGGTTATGGTTGTGGTGGTAATGGTGGTGAATGTTGCTATTATTCAAAATTATTAATTAATAATAATGGCAATAATGGCTGTATTTTAATTTATGTTAGAACTTCTGGTAATTCTACTCCTATTATTGAAGGTTTTGCTAATAAAGAAACAAATATGCTTCCTGATAACTCAATTGCAAAAAAATTAATTGAAAAATCTTTTGCATTTCCAAATGATGAAATAACTACTAGCGCAAATACACCAAATAGAAAAACTTTTTTTGAAAAAACAATTGATGATGTTCCATATTTAAACTTAATTTATAATTTACCAGGTTCTATTTCAACTGATAATTGTAGAACTGGTATAAAATTAGATACTTTTTTAAATGAAACATTTATTTATGATATGTTAGTTATTAGCAAATTATATGCAATTATTTATAGATTATATTGGTACCAATTTACAAATGTATTTAATGGTGATTTAGTAAAATGGAAAGATTTTTGCACTAATGCACAAATAAAATTTACAACTGGTGCTAATTTAACTAAAATAGAAGGATATAACGTATATATAAATAACTTATTTAACCTTACTAATTTAAGGCTAAATACTAATTTAGGTTTGTCTGATTATAATAGTATATATACAACTACTGGAAATGAATATATAGCAATGGATACAACTTTAATAACTACTTATCACAATAATTTTAAAGATGGAGCTAATATACCCAAAACAGCATATGTACCATTATATCATAATTTAGCAAGTAGTGATGGACCAATGTTTAACTATTTATCTACTTTTTATAGAAATGAAATTGTAAAAAAAAAATATTATAAAATTATTATTGATAATATACAAAGTTCTCCACCTAAAACTATTGTTAATACAATTCCAGATATTAATAATTGTGATAATAATTCGAATGAAGGTGCTACTACTCTTTATATAAAAAATGAGCTTGATTTTGTCACCAGAAATAATTTACAAACTTATTATGATGCTTTAAAAAATAATGACTTATATAATAAAAAAGATATTTATTTAATACAGCGAGCATATTTATATTTTGAAGCATTAAATGTAATATTTAATACTGATAGTACTAATATTTTAACAACCTTAAAATATAATATGCATTATTATAATTTAGTTGTATATAATGCTAGTATTTTATATGGATTAGTTTCTATTCAAAATAATCGTTTAAATATAAATACAATAGATTCAGCAAACGCTATAAATTGTTATACTAAAAATTCTGAAACTAATGCTATAACAGCAGGTGCAAATACTGGAACAATTGAATTTACATTTAGTGGTGGAATAATAACGTCTAGTGGTGCACTAGACGTTTATGTAGCAACAATAGGTGCTGGTAAAATAACGGAAATAGCAATTAAATCAGATACTCAAACTAATATATATTCGAGACTACCAATAGGAAATACTTTGTCTACTAGTGGAACTCCTGTAACTTATACTTTTGCAAATAGTGGAACTATAACAGGTGGTACTGCAGCAGTATTGGGTTCTGTATCTGTCACAAATCAAGGCGGAAATGGTGTATATCAACCAACTACTTGTAGTGGTGATGGTGTTATAACAGGAACAACATATAATATTAGTGATACTAATAAACCAGAGGAAAATATTGATACTTTAGCTAATGATTTAACATATATAACATCAAATATTACAACTATTAGCGATATTTTTAAAACCCCGTCAGATTTTACAAAAATTACATCAAATATTTATACTACATCAGCAGAAAATATTAATACAAGTAAAAATTTTTATGATAATCAGCAAGATTTAAATAAAACTATTAATGAATATAATGGAGAATTAGAGAATTATAATAATATTTCATTTTATTATAAATTAGTTGTAGCTTTTGCAATATTATTAACAATAATAATATTATTTATATTTGGTGCAAATAGTATTGATAATAATTCTAAAATATCTGTTTATGTTATTATTATAACAATAATAATTATTGCATTTATAATATATAAACAATATTCACAAGTTAAAGAAGGTTTTACATTTGTATATGATAAAAGTAATGCTATAACTCCTTCTAATTTTAGAGGTACAACATCTATAACATCAGCTATAATAAGTAATTATAAAATAGCAAGTGAAAAATATATAAATAATTTAATATTATCTTTAACTAATAATAATATTGCTAATAATTTAGGAACATCTCTAACATATATTAATAAATTATCTGTTATTAAAACTGAGAAGGCAGAAATTTATAAGATTAAGAAAATGAATTTAATAAATTCTATTGAAATATTAAAGAAAAATGCAAATTTTTATTATTATATGATAATTGCTATATTCTTTAGCATAATAATATTAATTATTGGATTAATATTATATTTATTAAATCCAGCTATGATAATACAAATAGTTATATTATGTATAATACCATTTATTGTATTAATTTATTATGTATCTTATTATATTCATAAATCAACACGTTTAGCTGAAAACAAAAATTATTGGGCAAATTATAATCCATCATCAACAACATTAAGTTCATTATAAATAAAAACTTCTTTTATTTTTTTATTATAAATATAAACTAATAAAATAATGCTTCTATAATTAAATTCATATTCTTTAATTAGATATGAATATTCTAATTTTTATTTTATGTTTAATTATTATTTATGTTATTGTATATTTGTGGCTATATTCTAGTGTTAAAAAAATAAATTTTCCAACTAATAAAAATAATCATTTACATAAAACAGGTTCTTGTGATATTAAAAGTTGTGGCGCATTAGATCCAGTAAGTGATCCTAAATATAATATGCAGCAAATTGTAAAACAATCAATATTATTAGAAGAACATTTAACAAATAAAAATAAAAGATGCAGAGATTGCATAACTAAGCATTTTCAACATATTATTGGATTAGCAGAAGAAGCTCAAATGTTAGCAACAACAAATTGTAATAAATTTCCATTATTATCAGAAAGTGTAATTATTTATAATGATTTATTTAATGAATGGTTTAAAAATAGAGAAGATGAACCAAAAATATTAGAAATTAGCGATAAATTACGTATTCATCGAAAAAAATTAATTGCAATATATTTCTTTGATGATAATTATGATATAAATAATTTTTCAAAATCATCAATGGGTTAATTTAAAAAAAACTACAAGATCCACCGCCAAATAACGCTTTGCGTGGAGCCTTACCTTTAGAAGCCTTGGGAGCCTTTGTTTTGGGAGCCTTGGGAGCCTTTGTTTTGGGAGCCTTGGGAGCCTTTGTTTTGGGAGCTTTTGTTTTAGGAGGAGCAGATAATGATTTTATTATATCTTCGAC